GGAGTTGGGTATCATAGAATTATGATGCCTATAGTTAATATGGAAAAAGAGTACGCACTTATTACCGATGTACTTAATGACGAGTTATTAGAGCAAGGTTGGGATATTGTCTTAATGAATAGAATGCTTAATGAGATTGATGCAAAGCAAATGGACATTTGGCGCACTAAGTACGGCTTTAAGTTGGTAGTCGATAACGATGACCATTGGGAACTTAGCGAAAGCCATTTGTTATATTGGAGATACAAGTATAATAACATACCTAAACAAATTACCGATTACTTAAAGATAGCTGACCTTTGCACTTGCACACACGAAAGGTTAGCAGCCGAGATAAGCTCTTACAATAAGAACGTTCACATTTTACCAAACGCTTTACCATATGGGCAAGAGCAGTTTATGGATAACAAGATTGAAGATTACAAGGTTAGATTGTTTTGGTCAGGTAGCGGAACGCACGAAAGGGATATTGAAATACTAAGGCAGCCTTTTAAAAGGCTACAAGGTATGAATATTAGAACTGTTATAGCAGGTTACAATGACGGGGAGAAACCTATTTGGGATAAAATGATTGATGCCTTCACTTGCGGACTAAAGCTAAACCCTACTATCTACAACTATGCAAAAGTTACGGAATATATGGGTGCTTATACGGACTCGGATATTTCAGTTATCCCATTGGTTGACAATAAGTTTAACGCTATGAAGTCCAATCTAAAAGTATTAGAAACGGCTACTAAAAAGAACCCTGCTATAGTTAGCCACGTCAATCCTTACCTTGATATGCCGGTACACTACGTTAAAAACCAGAAGGATTGGTATAAACATATAAGAGATTTAGTAAGCGATGCGGATATGCGAAAGGAAAGCGGACAAAAGTTGTTTGAGTTCTGCCAAAAGAAATATAACTTTGACGAGATAAATTTAGACAGAAAGTATATTTACAATAAACTAATTTCTTATAGTTAAATTTTTAATTATTAATCAACGGAAAATTTAATGGGGAAGCTATGAGAAAACACACACAAATATATTTGCAGGGAATGGGGTATAAAAAAACGGACTTCATTCCTTGCGAAGTGTGTGGCTCACAAGCGGTAGATGTGCATCATATTGAGGCGAGGGGAATGGGTGGGAGCAAAGACAAAGACACGATAGAAAACCTAATGGGATTATGCAGGAAGTGTCATATAGATTTTGGGGATAAGAAACAATATAAAGAGTTTTTAATAAATATACATAAACAAAATTACCGATGCTATTAACTGAGCAAGAGTTTCTGGAATACGAACTTAACCACGGAATAGGTATGCACAACGACTTTTTTAAGGATTTGGCACGGAATACTGTTGCACAGATTAAAGACCTGCCTATTAAGTCCGTATTAGATTACGGAGCAGGTACGGGAGTTTATAGCAATGCGTACTTTCAAGCAGGTTATCACATTGTTGCCTTTGAAATATTTAAGTCGCATCAAGATTATATGAAGCAGAATGTAGCTTATGTAGAAATAGTAGACAAGCCTATTACTACAGACCTACTTAACTTTATTGAGACGGCAGAGCATATGACTGACAAAGAACTTGATTATTTGTTCAGTAAGATAGAACCTAATTACATTTTGTTTAGTAGCACATCGCAAAGAGTACCAGGCTTTGACGAACAATGGGGACACATAAACATCAAAGAACAAAACGAATGGGATAGTTATTTTAAAACAAAAGGATATAGTAAAATAAAAGATTTACCACAACCGACAACTTGGAGCAAATTATATGGCAAAGATTAAAGAAAACAATAACAAAGTTAGCTTTGGAAAACGCAAAAGAGGTTCTGCAAAGAAGTCCTTTAATAAGCATACGCCAAGAGAAAAAGCTTATAGAGGACAAGGCAGATGAGAAAGTTAAACGCTATATGGCTACTCCTTACGCACAAAGCTTACTTCGTAGCAGTATGTAAGACGGGTAAAAACGGAGATGATATGACCACGATAGGACATTATACCTATGCTATGGCAGAAACTTTAATTAACAAACATATAGCAGACGTAGACACTTACCTTGACCAAGAAGACGCAATAGACGAAGCAAACGATATAATAAACGGCATACTATGATACAAAACGTACCAATCAACACAGTAAAAGCAAACCCGAACAACCCCAGGATAATTAAAGACGATAAGTTTGCAAAGCTCGTAAAGTCAATTAACGAGTTCCCACAGATGCTAAACCTTAGACCTATTGTTGTTAATGACGATATGGTTGTGCTTGGTGGCAATATGCGACTTAAGGCTTGTAAGGAAGCAGGACTAAAAGAGATACCTATCATTAAAGCAAGTGAACTAACCGAGCAGCAACAAAAGGAATTTATAGTTAAAGACAACGTAGGCTATGGCGAGTGGGACTGGAGCGACCTTGCAAATAATTGGGATAGCGACCAATTAGAAGAGTGGGGGTTAGATATACCTGGCTTTTCTGATGTAGAAGATTTAGGCGAAAACTTTAGCTTACCAGACGGGGATAAAGCACCATTCCAACAAATGACTTTTACATTGGCAGACGAACAGGCTACACAAATAAAGAACGCAATAGACGAAATAAAAGGTACTGAGGAATACAAGTACGTAGAAACAATGGGCAACGAAAACTCAAACGGAAACGCTTTATATTTAATCATAATGGAATGGGCAGAGCAAAAGAAATAATAGTAAAGGTTATACCTGCAAAGATTGCTAATGAGTTTGTTAAGCAAAACCATTATAGCGGTAAGGTAGTTCCTAATAGCACCCTTCACTTTGGCTGCTTTTTAGACGGAAAGCTACACGGAGTATTGAGTTATGGAAGTCCAATGGTAAAAGCAAAGGTTATTCATTATGTAAAGGATACTAAATGGAATGAGGTAATAGAACTTAATAGAATGGCTTTTGATGAATACCTGCCTAAATATTCGGAAAGTAGGTGTATAGCAATTACTATTAAATTAATTAAAAAGAACGCACCGCATATAAAATGGATATTAAGTTTTAGTGACGGGAACTTATGCGGAGACGGAACAATTTATAGAGCAAGTGGCTTTAAGCTAATTGGAGTAAATAAAAATACAAGTACTTACCAAATGCCAAACGGAGAAGTTGTATGCAGCTTAACAAGTTCGGCACATAGAACAAAAGAAAGCAACGGCAAAAGCGGTACTAATTGGATAAAGCAAAATGGCGGTAAAATGCTTGACGGCTTCCAAATTAGATATATATATTTAATAAATAAAACTTGTGAAATTACAGTTCCTATACTACCTTTCAGCAAAATTGATGAACTTGGTGCAGGTATGTACAAAGGAAAGAAAGTAACTTTGCAGGAAAGACAACAAGCGGTAGAAGCATAAAAGTAATGCGCTTACCATTCCAGGTAAGAGAAGGGGTGCGATACCACCCTACCGCTCAATAACAGAAGCGTAACAGAATGAGCAAAGAACACTTAATACCATTCAAACCAGGACAATCAGGAAACCCAAACGGCAGACCCAGGAAGTATGTAAGTTTACTCAAAGAGCAAGGATATAAACTTGCTGAGATTAACGATACCATACAAGCTATGATGTCAATGGACTTAGAGGAACTTAAAACAGTATGGGATAACCCGAAGGCAACTATACTTGAAAAGACGATTGCAGCAGCTATGCGTAAAAGCTTAGAGAAGGGCAGCCTTTATAGTTTAGAAACTTTACTTACCCGTGTTTATGGTAAGCCAAAGGAACAAATGGACATACAAACAGATAACAGAATAGAGATAGTATTTGTAGACGGCAAGACAATTCTTTAATGCGGATAGAACTACCTAACGGACATATAAACCAAAAGAAGATACTTAACTGCGAAGCCAGGTACATAGTTGTTATGTGCGGTCGAAGGTTTGGCAAATCGGAGTTAAGCCAGATTAAATGTATTACAACCGCAATTAAAGGCGGTCAGGTTGCTTACATAACACCTACCTATAAATTGGCAAAGGTATTTTTTGAGAAGTTATGCAATAGCCTTCCGTTTCCTAATAACAAATCGGACTTAAATATCAGCTTCCCAAATGGTGGAAAGGTCGAGTTCTTTACAGGGGAACGCTTGGATAACTTAAGAGGGCGAAAGTTTAACCTGGTTATAGTAGACGAGGCTTCCTTTATACCTAACCTTGAAGATGGGTGGCTAAACTCAATAAGACCTACATTAACTGACTACAAGGGTAAGGCTATATTCTTAAGCACCCCTAAAGGTAAAAACTACTTCTTTAGTTTGTTTAGCAAAGACGAACCCGATTGGCAAAGCTTTAAGTTCACTACATACGATAACCCATACATAGACCCAAATGAAATAGACGATGCAAGGAAGCAACTGCCAGAGGTTGTATTTGAGCAGGAGTATATGGCAAACCCGGCTGAGAACGCAGCAAACCCTTTTGGTAGCCAACACATACGCAAGTGCTTACACCCGGTAACAACAATGCCGGTAGTAGCTTATGGGATTGACTTAGCCAAGTCGGTCGATTGGACAGTTATCGTAGGCTTAGACGAAGATGGAAACGTGGCTTATTTTGACCGCTTTCAAATGGATTGGCACAATACCAAGCAAACTATCCTTAGGCTGCCTAAATGCCCTATCCTTGTCGATTCTACGGGGGTTGGCGACCCTATCCTCGAGGACTTACAAAGAGAAGGGGTAATGATACAAGGCTTAAAGTTTACAAGTTCAAGTAAGCAGCAACTTATGGAAGGCTTACAAGCTGCCATACATCAAGGTAAGATTGGCTATCCCGAGGGGATAATAAGCCAAGAGTTAGAAGTATTTGAGTATCAATACACGGCAACGGGGGTAAAGTACTCAGCACCTTCAGGCTTCCACGATGATGCTTGTGTGGCTTTGGCTTTGGCTTGGCAGAACTTCAGCCTTAAACGTGGCACGGGCAGGTACGCCTTTCTATAATTGCAACAAGGTTACAAAAATAAATTTAATAAATATTTGGTGGATTGTGAAAAACTTGTATATTTGGTTATTATTTAATCAAAACACAAACACAATGAAAAAAGAAACCGCACAACTTTTAGCCGTATTAGTAGCAGCTTGTTACCTTATTGGGCAATTACAAGACATCTACTCAAAATGATTTACGTTATTTGCCTTCTGCTAATTGCAACAGGTTTTGTAATGGCAGCTTTAACTGACTACACAATTAAAAACAATGACTCAAAGCACAAAAGAATACATAGACAAATATTACGCAAGTGAGCCGATTAGCATAATGATGACTAATATAGATGCGACTTACTTAGAGATACTTACCTATTGCAAAGAAAAAGGTTACGAGCCTTCTAAACGCAGAATGAGAAGTCCAGAACAAAAATCAAAAGTTGGCTTTTTTGATATTGATAATTACAAACCCGAAACAATATAAAATGGAACTACAACAAATCTTTGAAACAACAAAAGAACAAAGGGTGGAATTTACCCATCAATTAATTGAACGCTTAAACGCAGGGGAACTTGACCCGTTAAAAACACATCTTCAAGTTAAAGCCTTAGAGGATATGCTCGAAACCCTAAAGGCAAATAAGGACTACAAAGATGCAGTATTACAAGCAGCCGTACTTAATGGCAAGGACTTCGAGTATATGAGTGCTAAGTTTAACATTCGTGAGGTCGGAGTTAAGTATGACTTTAGCAAATGCGAAAGTCCTGCTTACGAGGAAATAATGACCGAGTACAATAGTGCAGCTAAAGCCAAAAAGGATATGGAAGAGTTCCTAAAAAAAGTACCGCATCAAGGACTTGATATTATTAACGGAGTTACCGGCGAGGTTACCAAAGTTTACCCACCTGCTAAGAGTAGCACAACAAGTGTAGCCGTATCATTAAAGTAATAAAAATATTGTACTTCTTTGCAATTTGCTTACCTTTGGCAGCGTTATGCTACATAGGTGGGTATCTTGCTTATGAGATAATGTTAAAACTAAGAAAATGACTTGGAACGAATTAACAGTTTGGCAGTACCAACAAATTTACCCAATAGTTACTAAGCCTGAGAAGGATTGGACTACTTTAGATGTGGAAAGTAAATTAGTAGGTATAATCTTTAACCTTACGGACACCCAGGTAGATAGCCTAAGCGTAAAGCAGTTTAATAACTTAAAAGCAACTTTAGGGTTTTTAGACGATAAGATAGAAGGGAAGCCTGTTAAGTACACCGAAGTAAACGGAAAACGTTACAAGTTTATCTATGACGTGCAACAAATCAAAGCAGCCAGATACATCGAAACAAAAGTATTCAGTACCGATTTAGTTGGTAACCTACACAAGTTAGCAGCCTCAATGGTTATGCCTCAGCGTAGAACCTGGTGGGGTAAATGGGTAGATGACAAGTACGATGCTGCCAAGCATAGCGAATATGCCGAGGACTTACAAGCAGCTAAATTTATGCACGTTTACCAATCCATTGTTTTTTTTTATCAAGTATACAGAAACTGGATAGAAGTTTCTCAGGCTTATTTGGTTCAGGAAATGACGAACAAGGGAATGAGTTTGGAACAAGCGAAAGAGGTGGTTCAAATTTTATGCAGCACTTTGGATGGCAATATTGCGCCAAATCTGTTGCCGACCACGAAAATATCACAGTTGACCAAAGCTATGAGTTAGCCACAATACAATTCTTAAACACCCTATCCTACCTAAAGGCTAAAGCTGATTACGATAAGGAGCAACATAGGAAACTTAAATAAGAACCCCATACCCCCAGACAATACCCTGCCAATTTTGGTGGGGTTAGTTATTTTTAGACCTTCCTTATATTTATTAGCGTGAGTATAAGTAAAGCACAAATACAGGCGTTAAGAGATGGCTTTATACAAAGCTTAGGCGGTAGTTTTGATAAGTACAAGCAAGGCGAACTTCCCGTTTTAGAAGATACATTAGCTTTATATGGTAAAGCCTTTAATGATAAGATTACCGAAATACTTGACAAGGAAAATATTACGAGTTCTGGTAAGTTGGCAGAACCTGCTTTGCCTATCATTACAAAGTTTGGCACGGGTTACATTTTAAGCCTCGGTTACGAACCAGGAAGCGAAGCATCTAAATACTATGACTTTGTAAACAAAGGGGTAAAAGGTACAAAGAACGAGAAGGCAGATAGCAAAACACCTTATGCTTTTAACGGAAATAAAAAAGCCGTTCCGGTTAGTTCAATAGAAAAATGGCTTGGATATAATAAGTTAAAATCGGTATCGGTTAAAAAATATACAAAGCTTGGAACTGAAGCAAAGGCAATAGAAGGCAAGAAGTCCTTAGCCTTTTTAATTGCTCGTAGTATACATAGGAAAGGTTTAAAATCTACACGCTATTTTGATAGAGCAGTAGCACAAATATTTAATAAAGAATTTATTGAGAATATAGCAATCGCAGTAGGTGGCGATGTGCAAATTCAAATCAAACAAACAATCAATGGCAATAACAATAACAAGTAGTCCTGCACCCTATTCGTCTATGCACGATAACTTATGGTTCGTATCAAGTTCTACTAATAGCGGAACAACAAATTTTAAATTTGTGTATGATGTATATATAAA